ATCATCAGTCAGCGTGTTATTTTTCGCCACTTCAGTAATATCAGTATCCGGACGAACAGCTTCGATCATCCCGGACAGGCACAACACCACGTCTTCCGCCCGGGCAATGGCATCGGCAGGCCAGGTGGTGAGCACTTCCTGCTCTATCTTCATCACGGCCTCATTCATTGACGGTGATCCCGTTTTCTGCGGATGGTTATGCCACAGGGACATCGCCACCAGAAACGCGCCGGTTCTGACGAGATCTTCCACGCTTACCTGCAGGTTGCCGCTGGATTCTGCCTGTTCTGCACGCCGTTTCAGGAGGGCAAGATGCTCGATACGCTGCAGCGCAGACAATTCGGAAAGCGTGACAGACACACCGTTATATTCAAATTGTTCTGTTTTCAGAAACATGTATTACCTCCGTTTACCCTGCAGCGCCCGCTTCAGTAACGGTGACTTCAGCCACTGCGGCGAACTGACCATTTCCGCTCACCACAGGGATCTGCACCTTACCTGTCGCCACGCCGTTTACCGTAATTGTCATATCTTTCACACTAATGGTGGCTTTCGACGGATCGGCGGAAACCGCTCTGAACGTCTTGTCGGTTGCACTTTCCGGCTCAAAAGAAACCGTCAGGGTGGTTGTTTTCCCTTTTGCCACCGTACCGGATGTCGGCGTCACCTTAATCGCACTGACCGGCGTAATTTTGCTGCGTTCTTCCGCTACAGAAGGTTTACCCACGTTAGTGACTTTCACCGTGCGGGTGATCACTTCTTTCGCCGTCACGGCCTTACCGATACTGCTGACCCAGCCACGAAACACATCCACCGTGCCATTCGGAAAACGGATTTTATAGGCCCGGACATCGCCGCTTTCAAACCAGCCTATAAGCCCTTTCTGGCCTTCCTCTCCCGGTTTCCAGGCCAGCGTAAAACTGGTATCACCTGCAGATTTCTGCCCCTGACCGGTCGCGGTCCAGTCCGCGTCTTCATCATCCAGGTAGTTATCATCGTAGGATTCTGCCGTCATCTCGCCCGGCGTCAGATCCTTCACCTTAGCCAGTCGCTGCCAGTCATCGTCTGACAACGGGTTTGCATAAGCATCACCCTTGCCGTTGTAAACCCACAGAGTGGTACCGGCACCTTTTACCGGCTCAAGGGGATTTGGTGTTGCCATATCGTCCTCACATCTCGTATGTAATGGAATAAGTCAGATCTGCAGAACTCCATAACGCCATATCGTCATCACGACGATACTCATAGCCCTGCGTAACCATCGTGGTAATCAGTCCTGCCAGTGCCGGGATCGCGGTCATCGCCGGGTAAATCCGGCTTTCCATCCACTGATCAAGCTCTGAATCCGGTACCTGTGCCGGTAAAAACACCTCAATATGCAGCGTGGCCCGCCAGGTATCTGCATCCAGCTCTTCACCGGTATACTCTGCATCCGTCAGATAAACCGCGATCGCAGGAAAATCCTCTTCGTCAAAAACAACGGGGCGACCATCAAACAGCGTCGCCCCGTGTTCATGCTGCTCGAGTGCATCCAGCACTGCGGCACGAATGTCAGTGTGTTTCATCGTTTTATTGCAATCCTCAGTTGTTGTTTCAGCGCGTATGCCAGTTCTTTAGGCAGGCGTTCACGCCGGATACGGTCAACATTCTCATCAAATGCCTGTTTCAGTGGGGCCGCCATCGGGATTTTCACCACCTGAATGGGAAGGCGATTACGCTTTTTCCTTCCCTTGTCGTCATTGCCCTCCTCATATCTGGCCTGGGGAAGACGTTGCATAACATGCCAGCGCCCATTATTTAATCGCTGGATAAATGCCCGCTGATAACGATGCTGACCGGCTTTGAGTATGCTGTTCGGACGACGTCCCAGCATTCTGATCCCCAGCTTAATCACAGGGAGATCACCGCGGTTAACGATAATTCTGGCATTCGGATTTCTGACCGTCGCCCGTTTCAGTCTGGACCGTTCCTTTACCAGTTTCCGTCTCACCCTGGTTTCCCGGGCAACCTGTGACGAAGACTGATTAATCGCCGTTGTGGCCACGCGGTTAATGGTCATTGCAGAAGCCGCCGGAATGGCGTTTTTACGAACCCGGCTCAGATTATCAATCGCCTGATCAAGCCCTTTTATCGCCATAATTTCACCCTGCGTTTATCGTCGCCGGTTAACAGCGGGTGGTTGCCCACGGTTGAGCCAGAGATGACAGCTTCCACCATCATCCGGCGAAACCCGGTCTATCCAGAAGTTTTCCTCACCGATGGTCAGCGTGTCTCCACGCCGCAGTTGCCGCACATCATCAGTCCGGACAAACAGGGACGGGCTGGAGCCTTCAACGCGCACGCCCTGTCCGGCATAGCTGATATTTTCAGGGTCATCAAAAACACCACGTATTACTGCGCCGGACTGCTCACCGGATGTCATGGTGGCTGACGTTCCCATGTACCCGCGTATCGTTTCATCGGCGCGGGCAATGGCAGCATCGAACAGGTTATCGAAATCAGCCACAGCGCCTCCCGTTATTGCATTCTGGCCAGGCCGCGTTCTGTCATTTCGGCTGCCACACCGGCAGAGACACGGAACGCCGTTCCCGGCAGCACAAATGCCACAGTGTCATCCCGCGTGGCGTGAAGTGCATCAGTATGCAGCGTCACCAGTGCCACAACCGTGACCAGATCAGCCGTATCAGTCACGGTATCCGGCTGCGCTGATACAACCTCATTTTCATGTCCGGTCAGCGCATTTTCCGGGCTGATAGGGGTATCCTGATCGGCAGTGTCATCAAGCTCCTCTTCCAGCTCTGCCACACGGAGCGCCAGTTCTTCTTTCGTTCCCGTCAGGCTGACATCACGGTTCAGTTGCTCACCCAGCTCCTGAAGACGGGCAATCAGTTCATCTTTCGTCATGAACTCCTCCACAGAGAGAAAATGGCCCCGAAGGGCCACGATTACGCCAGTTGTACGGAAACGAACTCATCAGGGTCAGCCAGCAGCATCAGCGGTGCTGACTGAATCATGGTGAACTCACGCGCCGGATCGCCGGTGGTCACCCAGTTTTTCGGGTAACGGGCAGAGGCGTTAATGCCTTCGCGCTGTGCATCCGCATCCTGAATGCAGCCATAGGTGCGCAGACCGCGTGCCTGAGTGTTCCCCAGCACCATCGTGTTGTCCGGCAGGAAGTTCTTTTTGACGCCGTTTTCCACGTACTGTCCGGAATACACGACGATGGCCACATCGCCATACATCCCCTTGTAGGACACCGCTTTGCCCAGGTCTTTCACCGCTGTCTCCAGCTCGGAATGAGAGCCGCGACGAGTATCCAGCTTCTCCCTGACGGCTTTGAAGGAACGGAACAGCGCCCAGCCTTTCGGATCAAACACGATGATATTCACCACTCCGCTGGCGTTCAGCGCGTAGGCTTCGATATCGTCGGTCGGATCATACGTGGACTTGTCACGCTTGCTCCACTCCGTGCCGCCGGACTGCGTGATGTTATTCGCCTCACTGCGGCCCATATCCACCTCAACCGGATCGAAGGCTTCACCGGTCATGGTGTATTTGCCCTTAAGCACGGCAGAAACGGCCTGCATCTCTTCGACCTGGGCAATCGCCAGATTTTCATCCAGCATATTCTGCCGAATAATACGGCGACGACGGTAAGCCGGGTCAGCCAGGTTCTGCGGTTCTTCATCCGGCAGGCGACGCAGGGTCATCTGCGGATTCACCTCATGCTTGGGTTTGACATAACCCGGCGTAAATTCAGAGGTGGAGCCGCCACGGGATCGGATAACCTCACCGGAAACAATCGGCGAAACGTACAGCGCCATGTTTACCAGTCCCGGAATTTGTGAGAGATAGACTTTCTCCGTGGTGAAAGGATAGGTTTCACGGAAAAACAGGCGCAGAAACAGCGGATCGAACTTAAAGTGATGCTGGGTCGATGCCAGTAATTCTGCAGTTGTATATACAGACATAAATTATTTCCATAAAAAAAGCCGCACAGGCGGCCTTTGTTGATGAAGGGGAAGATTAAACGATGCTGATTGCCGTTCCGGCAAACGCGGTCCGTTTTTTCGTCTCGTCGCTGGCAGCCTCCGGCCAGAGCACATCCTCATAACGGAACGAGCCGGACTTGTAGAACGTCAGTGTGGTGCTGGTCTGGTCAGCAGCAACCGCCAGAATGCCAACGGCTGCACCGTCGGTGGTGCCATCCCACACAACCAGCTTACGGGTAGTGCCATCCAGCATCAGTGGGGTCATTGCAGGCGTTTTCGCACTCAATCCGCCAGGCGCAATTGCTGTATGAGCCGGATCACTGTTACCCAGCGGCTGGTAATGGTTAAACTCTTCTTTTGTCGCCATAACTGCCTCTTATACCGGTAAAGCTTCAGGTGTATTAAGTAATTCTTTATTGGTATCAGATGCCAGGTTACCTGCAGCCAGCGGTGCCGGTGCACCCTGCATCAGACGATCCAGCGCAGTGTCACTGCGCGCCTGTGCACTCTGTGGTGCTGCGGCCAGAATGCGGCGGGCCGTTTCCACGGTCATTCCGGGGGTTTCTGCCAGAACGCGCGCCTGTTCTTCGCGTCCGTGAGCCTCCTCACAGTTGAGGATCCCCATAATGCGGCTGTTTTCTGCCGCAACCGCTGCGGTGATCTGTGCGTTCACATCCGGCTGCGCCGCGCTGGCGTTTTCGCCCTCCTTCGCAGGCTCCACGGTGGTGATGTCAGCCTGCGAAGCAGTGGCTGAAACAGTTGTTGATTGAGTCTCTTTGGTCATTCGCCCTCCTGAGAGACGGGATTTACGTGCATCCAGTGCATCACGCAT